CTCTCCCGAAAGCGTCGATAGGGGCTACCTTACCCAAAAGGAGATACAGACGCTCATGGACGCACCGATGAAGAACACCTACCATGAACTTATACGGGACTTGTTCGTCTTTTCCGTGTTCACGGGTTTGGCGTATTCGGACGTGAAGAACCTCACCGCCGACCGCCTGCAAACATTCTTCGACGGCAACCTGTGGATAATCACCCGAAGAAAGAAAACGAATACCGAATCGAACATCCGTCTTTTGGACGTTCCCAAGCGTATCATCGAGAAATACAAGGGACTTGCTCGGGACGGTCATGTGTTCCCCGTTCCGAGCAACGGCAGTTGCAACAAGATACTCAAAGAGATAGGCAGACAATGCGGCTTCAAGGTGCGGCTGACCTATCATGTAGCCCGACACACGAACGCCACGACCGTGCTTCTGTCGCATGGCGTACCCATCGAAACCGTGAGCCGCCTGTTGGGGCACACGAACATCAAGACCACGCAGATATACGCCAAAATCACCGCCCAGAAGATAAGCCAAGACATGGAAACCTTGTCGCACAAGCTGGAGGAGATGGAGAAGAATATCTGCCGAGCCATTTAGTCACCTTAAAACTGCATACCGATGAAAGAGGAAAGGAACATCATCACGATGGATGAATACGGCAATATCTCCCTGCCGACCGACATAGGCTCAACCGCCATGACCGAGTGGGAAATCTGCGAATTGTTCGGGGTTATCGCCCCGACGGTTCGGGCAGGGATAAAGGCACTCTGCAAGAGCGGAGTATTGAAAGAGTACGGCATCGAACGCCTTGTCCGCTTATCGGACGGAAGCAGCATAGAGGTTTACGACCTCGAAACGATAGCCGCCCTCGCTTTCCGTGTCGAATCGTTCGGGGCGGCGAAAGTCCGCAAGGCATTATTAGATAGGATTATACACCTGCGAAAAGAAAAAACGACGGTTATCGTGTCTGTCGTTGCCGACACCGAGCCGAGCCGCCGATGGATGGCGTAACGGTCTGTTGGTCGGGGTATCAGTCCGTAATACGGTCATACATTCATACGGTCATACCGTCACACGGACGGAAAGGGGCTGTTTCCCTACCGCAGGAAAGCGGAGCAGTCATTCCCGTTTACAAAGGCGAAGCAAGCACGGGGCTTTCCGTCGGCTGCAAGGTCGGGCGGCTACGCCGTTAGGGGAACAATCTCCACCCTCATGCTTCGGGTAGTATTCTTCCCCTAAACCTTGCATCCGACCGCCCCGTGCAAAGAAGCCTTTGAAAACGGAAACGACCGCCCCGCCGCCCACCACCGACCGAAAGGGAAAAATAATAAGGTGGGGTTCGGTATAGTCGGCAAAGTCAGTACAACGAGCGCAGACAGCCGAGTACACAAAGCGGATTCAACTGCCGAGTCGATAAGATACGGGCAGACCGCCGACACGCCGCAGGGTATTTACGGAGAAAATACCGTAGCTTATTAGGGAATTTTCCGAGCCGCAATACTCCGTATCGCTGAAAATTCCCCAATAAGGCAAGGGGCAAGCCCCTCTGCACACCCCGTCGGGGACGGCTATTTGCCGCCCTCGAAGATACAAAGAATCATTGTTTCACAAGCTAAAAAAGAAAGGAATATATATGGGATTCGTAGTATTGCACATGGAAAAGGCGCACGGTTCCGACAGCGGAACGACCGCCCACATCGAGCGTTTCATCATCCCGAAGAACGCAGACCCGACACGCACGCACCTTAACCGAAAACTCGTTGCGTACCCCGACGGGATTAAAGACCGTTCGGCGGCTGTTCAGAGAAGACTGGAAGAAGCTGGGCTGACACGCAAAATCGGCAACAACCAAGTACGGGCAATCCGCATCACCGTGTCGGGAACGCACGAGGACATGGAACGCATCGAAAGGGAGGGGCGTTTGGACGAGTGGTGCGCCGACAATATGAAATACTTCGCCGACACGTTCGGAAAGGAGAACATCGTGGCGGCGCACCTGCACCGGGACGAGGAAACGCCGCACATACACGTCACGCTCGTCCCCATCGTCAAGGGAGAGCGCAAGCGCAGGAAAAGGGAGGAACAGACGAAGAAGCGATACCGCAAGAAGCCGACCGACACCGTAAGGCTATGCGCCGACGATATTATGACACGGCTAAGGCTGAAATCTTACCAAGATACCTATGCCGAAGCGATGGCGAAATACGGGCTGCAAAGGGGCATTGACGGCTCGAAAGCACGGCACAAGTCCACGCAGCAGTATTACAATGAAACGAAGAAACTCGTCGACAGCCTCAAAGCGGAGGTAGTGGATTTGCAGCGTCAGAAAGAAACGGCACGGGAGGAACTAAGACGGGCAAAAAAAGAGATACAGACCGAGAAGCTGAAAGGGGCAGCCACGACCGCAGCCGCCAACATCGCCGAGAGCGTCGGTTCCCTTTTCGGCAGTAACAAGGTCAAGACGCTGGAGCGGGAGAACACCGCCCTGCATAGGGAGGTAGCCACACACGGGGAAGCCATCGAAGCCCTGCAAGCCCGAATACAGACCATGCAGACCGACCACAGCCGACAAATGGCGGAGATACAGCAGAAACACCGCAAGGAGATAGCGGACAAGGAAGCGAAGCACAAGGAGGAAATATCGTTTCTGAAAACGGTAATCACACGGGCGGCGGCATGGTTTCCCTATTTCCGTGAAATGCTCCGTATCGAAAACCTCTGTCACCTTGTCGGGTTCAGCGACGGGCAGACGGCAACGCTTGTCAAGGGGAAGCCGTTGGAGTATGCAGGGGAACTCTACTCGGAAGAACACAAGCGGAAATTCAAGACCGAAAAGGCAGGGGTTCAAGTGATGAAAGACCCCACGGACGGGACGAAATTAGTTCTTGCCATCGACCGAAAGCCCATTGCCGAGTGGTTCAAGGAGCAGTTCGACAAGCTAAGGCAGAGCATACACCGCCCCATACAGCCGCAAAAGAAAGGCAGGGGAATGAAGCTATAAATGTTAAATCCTGCCCGATTTGCCGAAAAAAAGTGCGGTGCGCCGTTCGCGGTGTACCGTACTTTTTTTATATTTGTTCGCAAAGTGATATACTTAAAGAAAATAACAGCCGATTTCGCTGTTAGCATAATTAGCTACTTGTAATAAAAAAGAAAATATGGATTGGAATAATTACTTATCAGATAAAAAATGTCCTTCACCTCCATGCGCACACTTAGGAGTATTGGAAGGTGAGATATGGGGATATTACGATTTATCCCAAGTTCCAAAGGGCACTAAAATTTTGTCCTTGTCTACACCATTAAAGAGAACCAAACTATCTTATAGTAATTGGAGCGCTCTAAGAAATAATGATGAAATAGAGGCAATAAAATTGAGTGATGTTGATGAAGAACGCATTGATGTTTTGTCTTCTTTACCTAATTTGAAATACTTGAAGATCAGTTGTAATAAACAAAATGAGTTCCCGGATTTATCTACATTAAAATCATTGCAGGTTCTTGTACTTGCCAGCATAACCCGAGTAGATAATATTGAGTTTCTGAAAAGTCTTGCCAATTTGAAGACTCTTTATATATGCGACCTTAATCATCTTTATGATTTATCTCCGATAGCCGAATTGAGAAGTTTGCAGGAATTGTTTTTATCTAATGGAGGAATGTGTGGAGTTGGTAAGCCCGTTAAAAGCATGGAGCCGCTTTCTCGTTTACTTGAACTTGAATATTTGCATTTTGGTGTAACAGTTGAGAATCGGAATTATGATATTTCGCCACTATTACACCTTAAGAAGTTAAAACATTTATCTATCTTACCAAGATTCCTGAAAAAAGGAAATGAAGAAAAACTTAAGGAAATGCTGCCTTTGCTAAATTGGTAAAGTAGCTAACAAACAGCACTACCGCCAAAAGCGGAACGCTGCCGAACATTAGCAACCTCGAAAAACTAAAACACAATGAATAGAATCTTAACACTATACATCTTTTTATTATTGTGTGGCACGGTTTCCGCACAACAAATAGTGGAATGGAGTAATTTACAGATACTAACGGATAACGCACGGCGCACGGTCTATTACGAAAAAGGCAGCAAACATCCATTGCAGGGAGAATATCGTATTATACGAGGGCTTGACGAGGAGCGTGTTAAACTTTCCGATGGCATAATAGACGGCGATTATCGCCGCTATCGTGATGGGGTACTGCGTGAATCGGGCATATATGCCAAAGGCAAACGTAACGGCACATTCACGGAGTATTACCAAGACGGCGTTACTCCCCGAAAGGAAACACCCATGCAGCAAGGCAAGATAGACGGAACGGTAAAAACCTATTTCCGTAATGGCAAGATAGAATCCGAAAAGGAGTATAGGCAGAGTGCGGAAAACGGACGTGAACGCCGTTTTGACAGCAAGACGGGTGAGCAGATTTTTGAATCCCATTATACAGACGGCAAAAAAGAGGGTGAGGAATGGGAAATCTTCGAGGATGGGCGCACGCTTCGCAGCAGGACTACACGACACTACCGTAATGGAAAACTTGACGGCTCTTATCGTGTGGAATCGACAGAGGACGGCAAACCCTATATAACCATCGAGGGACAATATACCGACGGCGAGAAATCGGGACGCTGGAAGCAGTACAACGCTACCGATGACACAACCCGTGAATGGGATGAATGATTTTCTTTTTTCGCAAGTTGATTTTATAAAATTACCACCGACAATTCATACTTTCGGAAAAAGATATTATATTTGCAACTGAAAGAGTTATTTGACAGCATAGCAACGCAAAACGCTGAAATTCGCACGGTTG